GCCGCGTCCGCCGCCGGATGATCGTCTCGCCCGTCTCGAACATCGAGTCCGAAATCAACCGCTGCAAGCCCCAGTAATCGAGTTGCCCGTCGGCATCGCACTCATCAACGAACCTCGCGTGCACCTGGTCGATCAGCGTGTCAAGTTTCGGATCGCCCGTGTCCGCGAACGGTGCGATCCCCGTCCCCACCGCGCCGCCGGCCACCAGGCTCTTCATGTGCGAGGCATGCGGATTGTTCCGCACCAGGTCCCGCGACCGGTCCCGCAGCCGCTGCATGTCCGGGCCCAGCGCCGTGTTGGCATCGCTCCCCGTCGTGAACCAGTCGTCGAAGCGCCGGCCGGTCCGCGCGCCATCGTAGGCCCGCAACACCTCGACCGCGGCCCGCGCCCGCGCCCGCTGCAATCCAGTCCGCGGCGCGAACCAGGTAATGGTCCGATCCAGCCAGTTCAGATTTGTCGTTTCCGCCATACCCGTCAGTCCTTCGAAAACGTCGCGTAACTCGTGCGCGTCCGCGTCGCGCCTTCCACATCGGCCGCCATGCTCGCAATGATCCGGTCCATCTCATCCAATGACCGGAACGTGGTTTTCATGTTCGGCGTATCGACCTGGATTGCGCCCGTCGCCCGCGCCGCTCGAATGTCCGCCAGTTGCTGCGCCGTATAACTCGCCATCAGAACCAATCCTTTCCGCGATCCCCGAGCCAGTCTTTTGGAGCCGCCGGAGGCGCAACCGGAGCCGCTGGAGCCGCGTGCAGCGCCGCGACCAACGCCCGGAACTTCTCCACCTCCCGATCCAGACGGAAGCTGGTCTGGAACTCCAACCCGCGCAGGCACGCGTGCTGGTAGGCCCGGATGTCCAACCACTCGTTACGGATGCCCTCGCGCTTTTTCTGCCACCGGAAAATCGGGATCGGATGACTGTAATCCGGCACCCGCACTTCCGCCGTCAACATTTCGAACTGATTCAGCGTCCGGCCCCTCGGGAAGTGGCAGCACCCCGGGCCTTCCAGAATCCTCAGCCGCGCGTACACGGTTTCCTTGAGCCCATCAACACCGATCACAAACGCGGGCGCCGGCCGCCCCGCCTTCACCTTCGAGGCACGCGTCGGCCACGCCGGCCGGTCCTGTCCGTCGCGCCCGATCACCGCCCACACATTGCGCTGCCGGCGCGCGTGGCAGAATTTGCGGACCAGGTCCTGCTGGTAGGAGGCGTCGATGCAGGCCGCGCGAATGCCGAGGGTGATCCCCGTTTCGCTCAGGTACGTCGCGGCGATCAGATCGTCCAGCTCGCTCCACACCTGGCTGTCAGGTTTCGCCGTGTCGCCGCGCAAAACCTTGTAGTCGATCGACCAATTCTCTTCGCCCGCACCCCAGCCAAGAACTTCCACCTCGATGCGGTCTCCCTGGATGTCGGCCGCAAGTGTCAGGCACACGATACCGGCGGGCAGCGGGAGGAAGTTGGAGGTACACCGGGCGAGCAGCGTCTTCGCATCCGCCACCGCCTCGGAGGGATCGCTCCACGGGAGGCCTTCCTTGAGGTTTAAAAACATCCGCCGCCCGTCCAGCTTGTCGTGATTCTTTTCCCATTCCGCGGCGAGATTCCCCCACTTGCTGCCCGGGCCGCCATACGGGTAGATCAACACCCCCATGTGGTAACTGCGGATGAACTCTTCCGCGCCGTTGCCGGGCGCATGGGGCCGCCATTGCCCCGCGCCAAGTACTTCGATTTTTTGCCATTCTTCAAAAAGCCGCTCGCACTTCTCGCACTCATACTTCGCCTGTTGCGGCTGCCCCTTGGGCCACCGGATCCCGCCCGGCTGTTTGCGCTTCAGCCGGTCCGCGCCCCATACGAATACCTGCATATGTGTGCAGTAAGGGCAAGGTAGAAAATATTCGTTCTGGTCTCCCGACTTAAACCATGTGTTGATGTTGCCGTTTGTGATCGTCGGCGTACCCGTCAACAGCACCTTGCGATCGTGATACCGCGCCGTCCGCTGGATCGCCGAGTAGAGCGGGTTCCCCAGACCGGGCAGATCGAGTTTGAACGAATCCACTTCATCCGCGGATAGGAACGGGATCGGGTCCGATTGCAGGTCGGCCCAGGAATTGGCGCCCGTCAGGATGAGATTGTCGCGGCCCGGCCCGTACTCTTTCAGCACCGAGGTATTCGAAGCCTCACGGCTGCGGGGTGCGGAGATCAGGTCTCGCAAGACAGGCGTCGCGGCAATCATCCGGTCCAGCCGCTTGTGGCTGAACTTCTGGGCCATCTTAATCGTCGGCAGCAGGATCATGATGTCCCGCGGATACAGGTGCATGTAGCACGCTACCGAGTTCAGCGCGCCTTCCGTTCCGCCGCCCTGGGCGGCCTTCATGTTCACCACGAACTGCGTCGGATCCGAAGGCGACATGCGGTCCATAATTTCCCGCATGTACGGCACGCGGTCCGTGCGCCACTCGCCAGGGAAGGGACTAGGCTTCGAGACGATGCGATATTTGTCGGCCCATTGCGATACCGTGACATCGGGCAGCGGCGCGAAGCCCTGCGCGAAGGCCTCAGCAAGCAGCGCTAGCGCGGCCATCCACAACCTCGGCATATTGGCTCCTGATCTCATCAATGATTCGTCCGTCCGTCTCGCGCAGAGTCGCGCGGATACGCCGCTCAATTTCCCCTAGGTCCGTCAATCCCACCAGGCGCGGCGCCAGGCCCGTCGCTAGCGATTCGCGGCCCTGCGCATACACGCGGCCGATGAACGTGAACATCTTCCGCGTCTCATCCACCGCGAGCAATTGGCCGCGGCTTTTTGCCAACGCATCCAGCGCCATCTGCGCTTCGGCGTACTCGCGTTCCGCTTTCGAACGCTGGTACAGCCCCAGGTCCACCACGCTCGCCATCGCCGCGGTGACAGCCGGCCGTTCCGCCAGCGGCGGCGCTGGTGGCATCGGTCCATCCCATCCACCGGCACGCCAGTCGATGCCGGGCGAGAGCGTAACGGGCGCGTTTTCGACTACCCCATCCAACAACGGAAAAATTTTCGGCTCGGTCGTCGCCGGCGGCACGGCGCCAGTGGACGTGGCGGGAGTCCCGCGTTGCAACGCCTGGTCCGTAGTCGCCGCCCACCGCACGTCCGCGTCTGCCGAGTCGATCCGCTTATCCACCGAGACCGCGATCCGGCCCGACGTGATGGCCTTTTGGACCGCGCGCAGCGTCCCGCCCTTCAGGCCCTTGGCCTTCCGGTGCGCCGCGTACTCTCGATATCCCATCATGCTCATGACTACTCGACTACTTACCCCTTCACCACTGACTGACGACTCCCCAAAACCCCACTCAGAACCTCTCCCGTGCCATCGATTTACCCGAGGCCAAAACACCCCTGGGAAGGACCCGGAAAACGCGGCACATCCGTTGGGCGTCGCGTCGACGCGCGGCCTCCAACGAGTACAGCCCCGTGGCCTTAACGATCTGCCCGACATGCTGCCTGGTGCAGCCCACCTGGTCCGCAATCTGTCGATAAGACAAACCCGGATCGGAACCAGCAAGGCAGAGAATGCGCGCCCTAAGTACGGACGATGCTATTGACATAGCCCGTCTTCTGACCGAAGGCGTGGCTTTGACCGCCAACGAACGATCGGGCACGTCATGGCACCCGAGAATTAGGCTCGCTTGAAGCACCGATGTGATCGCGCGGGCGTTTAGTTTGGAAGGTCGAAACTGCCCGGCCCAGGTTTCAGGCCGAGCCGCTGAACTTCGATTAGGGCAAAGCTCAGTTACTTAGTAACTACCACACTACAGGATGACCCGTCAACAAAAAAGATCTACAGGTGGTGTAACGGTAGTCACGTCTCGCGTACGCGTTGAGCACTCACACACCCCGTTATGCAAAATAAACACCAAAACATAGGCTACTGACTAAGTCTTTTTATCGAGACATGACAGACGTTACAAACATGACATACGAATCAAATCAGGAAGTTAGACCGTAACGGCTCGCGCCGTCCCATCGAAGATACAGTACAACTCTGTAACGTCTGTCATGTCTCAAAAAAAATGTCACGTCTCTTGAACCTCAAGAGGCGTGACATAAAAAACTCGAAAATAATTTCGAACTTCGACGCTGCCTTACGGCCAACGATACACCCAAGTCACCTTCTGCCTGCCGTTCGGACCGCGCACTGGCTCATCATCGATATCAAACACGCGCTCTTGCACGTACTGCATCCCATGCCGGCGCATGATGCGCCCGATGCGATACTTATCCGGCTGCTGCCAGGCCGCCTCCGGTTTCTTCAGCACCTTCGTCAGGATCTCCCCGTTCGTGATTGAATATGCCTTCTCGGGCCGCGTCTGCATGAACGCGAGGCGGTCGCCCTCCACCCAATCCCACACGATCGCGTCCCATGGATCACCCTCGTACCGCTGGTCCTGCTCCACGGCGGCCGCCTCGACCAGCTCCGCCGTGTCCAGATGCCACGGCTCGCGCCGCTCATAGCGCACCCGCGCCTCCGCCCACAACTGGTCGCGATCGCGCTCTAGCCCTGGGATGT